AATTCATTATCGATTCTTAATGTGAAATCGTCCCTTACAGTCAGGAAATCTTTTTTTGATTCCGCTATTAAAACATTTGACTCGTTATTAATTGAGCCGAGGAAAGTAATTGGTTTCATGTAGAAGTATTTTAACTCTCTTAGGACGAAAAGTCAACTTTCATTTCGAAGTCCTTTAATTCCGCATCTACAGAGCCAAGCTCGGTCGAATATGCTTGTATCGAGAACTCATACGCTGTATATGGATTTTCAGAATTGTAATTCGCAGTCATATGTTTACGAGTATTTGTGCATTGGTAACCCGACGTGCCACATTCAGTATATAAACCATCGTCAGGATCCTTTTCAGAATAATCTACATTTGGTTTTCTGCTAAATTGGCCCAACAACTCTATTCGTATTTTTAGATTTACTTGCCTTACTACTCCTTTATTGGTATCGCTTCCTTTGGGATATTCTTTTTTAAAAGACACATTTGTTACATTTTTCTTATCGAGAATTTGCCGAGTGTCACCGTTAGCCTTAACAGATATATCGCAAAATGCTGTAGACGCATCTTCGTCTGTTAAAGATTCACCATAAATAGCAATAGACGCAGAGTTTAGAGTCAGGTCTTTTTCGGGATTGAAAGTTTTCTTCGTCCCTCCAACTCTTGGGTTTCCAGAGAATATGCTCACCGGAACAGCTACTCTGCTAAAGTTTAAATTCTTTTCTCCATATATAGTTTTAATATTTCCTCGCGCAGCTAATTGTCGAGCAGTATCATTGACGTCGAAATGTTTTTGATGCAGCAAGGTGTCAAAAAAGCCCACAACTATGTTGCTCTTTTTTGCATTCATTTTTTCAGGAAGCGGCGCGGAAACTATACCCAGTATAGGATCTATTGTTAAATCTTTCAAAAGAAAAAAGAATCTATTCACTTCCATTAATCTTGTCTGGTCGTCATAACTAAAAGGTTTTTTTTCTACTTCAAATATTTGTTTAGTATCTGCCCTGTCTTCCGGTATGCTGATTTGTTCATTGGCTAAAACGAATGGTTCGTCGGCGTAATATAAAACCAACCCCTTTATATCTTGAAAATAAGTATTAAATATGTCTACGGTATTTAAATATTTTTTTCCATTTTTTTCGCTTACATTAAACTTCACCGTTAAGTTCCCGTCATTTGTTATTTTGGGTTCAAGTAAATAAGGTATCTTTAAATCATACGCTTGGGCTTGGGTAATATCGTTGTCAGTGTTTTTATCGTTATATTCGTCTAGCATGATCAAGCTGCTTGGCGGCTCAAGTCTGACTTCGAGGATGTCATACCCATAAGGTTCTCTTCTTACGGTTGTTTTATCCAAGTCTTTGGCGACCTTAAAGTCTCCTTCGGAATCATCTAAGATACCGTTGTATAACTTGTTTCCAGCGCTGGTGAAACCGGTCAAGGGATCATACGCTTCGACCACAATATCGAAGTCTCTTAAAGGAATCATTTCTTCAGTTAAATGTTCCGTTGTAACATAGGTGTTGGTCGGTATATTGGCGATGTCTCTAGCGGAGCTTTTTACAGCGTCAAGGCTATTTGCTTCTGAGGGAAACTCAAATGTTTGGTATCTAGCTATGTCTCCCAGCGGAAAAAGATAATAAATTGTTCTACTGGGCGTATTGTTAGGGCTTACTTTCCTGATGGTAATTCTTGATTTGGCGGAGAAGGTTGTTTGTCCAATTGGCGTCGACTTAATAAAGGCTCGATAATTAAAATCAGGAGAATGTTCTCCCCGAAGTGTGACCTTGGCTCCTCCTTCGACAACCTTACTAGGAGTAGTTTCGTAGCCAGCTTTTACTCCTTCTGCTGTAAGGCCGTAAATACTTACGCTTTTATCCAGACTAACAAAGTCGCTTTGAACACTTGTAACGATGTAAGGTTCCTGCGGAAAAGGATCACCACTGCCAAAATCTAAACCAAGGGTGTTTCCGGGGTAATAAACAGGACCGCAACGATCCCCGTCCATGCCTCTTTGGGACCAAAGACTAAAATAATAGCTGCCGTTCGCTTGAGCGTCTAGCGTTATTTTATAGGTTTTGTATTGTGGTATCTTCTCTCCGTTTTTATCTAATCCAGTTAGATATCCTCCCGTTCCCTTTTCCGAGATAGTATGCCCGTCAATTTCGAATACTTGTCCGTAAAAAGATACAATAGATTCTTTTTTCTGAAATTCGAAATCTGTGGAGATGAAGGGATTTCCGTATTTGACAATAACTATGTATTGTTCATAGGGGATGTAATTATCGTTTTCGTCTTTCGGTGAATCCCAAAGAAAAATAATCTCTCGTCCTTTTATTGCACTGTCTGACATAATGTTATTGTTCTGGATTGTCTGATCCGAAGTGACTCCATGTTCCTCGTAAATCTCCTCTGGCTACAGAATTCGCATAGTTCATGTCATTAAGTTCAAGGTGTAGGTTTACAATGGTTTCCAAGGTAGATTCTTCTTTATAGATTTCAGTGCTCCTTGGATTAGACTCTAGTACTTCGGCTAGTAGAGTTAATCCATTCGCCCCCCAATGGGACCCAAATATTTCTTTAGAGCTAAGCAGTAAGTCACCGTCTTCCATCCCGATACCCCAATGACTTGTATCTCCGAGGTGAGTAGGGAGTCTTAAATGAGAGGGAGGCGTAATTGTTTCATCAGTAGAATAAGCGTTGAAGCCGTTTAAGAAAATGCACTGTTTTTCTCCAACGTGAACTTTATTTCCGTTCAATACGAGAAGTTCTCCGGGATATTCGATTTCTGTACCAGCTGTTCGAGCTGTGTAATATAATTTTGGCAGCTTGGTTCTCGGAGGTTTAGCAGTGAGCTTTACCGATGTTCCTGTGTAACACTTGGGATCCGGTTCTGTATTATCGCCAGCTTTAAGTATGTCTTTTAGATTCAACGCAAAAGCGAAACTATAGCCTACTTGATCGTGACAACCGACGTTAGGATCAGTGTTTGGATGATCAGGATCGGACGAGGGACTTAAGCTGACATGAAATACAGAGTATTGTCCTTCTTTTATATAATTAACCCAATCATTATAATTTTCCTCCCCCCCAGCGTCTCCGTACTTTTCTGTTAGCCAGTCTGTAAAAAATTTGTTGTTGACTTCGAAAACCGTTGTAGGAAGTATCGGATCAAATTCAATAGTTCTCATATGCGTAGTCGGACTACAAAAAGCTAAACCCTTTACTTCTGACGAGTTGATTGTAATTGATTGTGTATTCGTCGAGTTTCCTTTGATTCCAGCTAAATAATTAAGGTTTATATCTGCTAACGGATCATTATTTATCCCATCTCCTCCCTCAGAGAAGGGTTTTAATTGTGAGCAATTGCATCCCGGAATGTATGGTGCTTGTCCGTTTTTCGGCAGATTAGAGGCCGTATCTTTTATATGATCAAAATAAACATCCCTCATATCATAATGATCTACGTTGAACTCGGGAAGCCCCTCTAAAGGGACGCCTAAAAGATTACCGTAGTCGTCTAAATGTTCATCCTCTGGGCTTACGTAAAAATTTGGAAATTGATACAAGTCGTGTCGAACAGTTAGTGTGTATAGCTCGTTTGGAATAGCGCTCCAGAAAACTGCTTTTTGAGGTGAAATATCTGCAGTTCCCGGGAAATCCCCCTCTCCAGCTTTGATGGCTTCGGCAGTAAGATCATCGAGATCATGGTGACCGCCGTGCCAGAATATCTGATAAGTTCGACCTAAATCATTGGTATCTTCTCCGTTTTCGTCTTTTATATATTCATTCTTATGCGGAGGCTGGCATTTATTAGCTTCCTCTCTTTGCCATATCGGGTCTTCAAAGTCTGTGCCCCTGAATTCAGGTAAACCGTAACAGGCAGGGACCACGTGTGGCCCACGGTTGTTTAATACATTTAATTTTTTTCCTTTTTCATAAAGGCTATCATATCCTGAATTACTTTCTTTATAATAACCTCTAATTGTGTAGCATTCGTCGTTTTCTGCAGCGAAATAATTTTTGCCGACGCCTAAGCCTTGATCTTCTGTCCACCATATTTCTTTACAAATTAAAAAAACATCTCCGTAGGCGTCTTTTTTGTCTTCCCAAGTATAACCACCGCTCTCAGGGGCAAGACAATCCAATTCTTCGTAATAAGCGTCTAAGGCTTTTTCCATTTTACCTGCTTCTTCGTCCTCGTCGTAATCCGGGTTAGGGCTGCCGTCTTTATTTACCTCTGGAACGGGGGCTACATTTACTTCTGAGCCTCCTGCTACCATTTTACCAATAGACCTGCTCCTTGAGAATGAAGCTAACATTTCTCCTAATATTCCAGCTTCATATGCTTGTTCATCAGTTATCTCCCTTAACTTGTATCGACCTGCTACTTGATAACTAGGCGTGAAGGAGTCAAAATTCATCGAGAGCTTGAATTTCAATCTGATAAATTCTTCATCAAGGGAGGGAGGCTCGGGTAACTCCCATTCCTTTGGGGGTGGACAACAGCAGTCATCCTTAGAGCCTTTTCTTAGAGCATTCTCAGCGGCCATTTGCTTTCTCTCCTCGACCGTGGCTTCTTCCCACTTTACCCTATTAACACTTTCGCTTTCCTTATATGGAAACGTCCAGTCTGCGCATTTTGCGCCCTCTCTCCATTCAGCAAAACAAGATTGTTCAATATCTCCGTCAAGTCTAGGATTTGTTTGCCCTCCCATAATAGTTTATCCTCCTATGCGCGTTCTTGCCGCGACTGAATTATGTCTTTCTTCCCATTCCATACATTCTTCATATGTAACGTTGTCGTAACAATTAACTTCAAAGTCAGGATGACCTTCCTCACCGCACCTGACACAACAAGATCCCAACTTTGTTGGATTTTCTCCGTCTTCGTTACAGTTAGGATCCAATTCCCAACCTACGCTTACATCACCATCTCCTGTCGAAACCATGGTATCTATACAGTCGTCAATGGGATCTTTGACGCTTCCATCACAACAATACTCAGGTGGTCTACTATCTTCTCCGCTAATTCTGGGATTAGAAGGATCCATACAAGGACCGGGCGGAGGCTTCGGCGTGACGCCTCCTCCGATGTCGGTCGCTTCGTATTTTATTGGTGAGTATTCTAGAGCCGAAATGTCATACTTCTTTTCATTTTCTTGGATGTTGATGACCCTGTATAATTCCGAATGTCCCGAAGAAAATTCTTCGTCCATGGTATAATTCTGAGCAAAAGTAATGTCCGAATCCGCGGGTTCAATAGCCCAGATTAAGTTAGCTCCGTCTGGATTCTCGTATCCGGCGGAGTAATCGATTGGTTTTCCTGCAGCTAAATCCCCCATTATGGATGCCGTGTTATAACCTGTAACTACATAGTTCTCAAAGTCCAACCCCGATTGTATTTGGTTGTCAAAGAAAATCTGGGTCACTATCCCACTACCGCTAATTGAGTATTCAGAGCTGTAATCTCCGGTGTGTGGAATAGCTTGGAAGCCGCTAAAATAAATTGTTTGTATTTGATTCCTTCTTATTTCAGGAATATCTGCAGACGTTAAAGCTTTGTCAGTGTTGGATGAGCTTACTGTTATATCTTCGATTATTTTCTCGTCAGTCGATTTTGTATAATAATGAGTTCGGTATAGGTTAAAGCCAAAGTCTGACGTCGAAGTACTGGTTGAGCCAACTTGTGTGCTTGTTGGGGTAATGGGTGCAGTTAGTTCCAGTTTTAAAGTGGTTACTCCTGCTGGTTTAACGAACCCTTGCATCTCCGTTCGCCAAAGTCCTCCGAATTCCCCCCCTTGTACGACTCTTATTCGAGGAGTACATCCCACAACAGCCCAGCAACTGTTTTCTCCTCTTCTTTCATCTTTAGCTATTTCTCTTATTTCTTCAGTACTACCGTTTTCTGCATACCAATCCAAACACGCCTTAAGGTCGGCATTCTCTCGAGTGCTTGTGCCATGTATATTTCCGTGGGTTGATTTGGCGATGGCTTTACTGTAATTTTCACCCGGAAGCCCTTTAGCTATTGTAAATGGTGGGTTTTTATCGTATTGAATATATTTAGTATCATGTATCGTTACCTCTGCTTCGTTGCTATCAATATAATAAAGTCTAAACCTTACCGGAGATCTATATGAAGGTAGGATATACATGTCGAACTTAGCTTTAGCGCCATCCACCGTATAATTTCTTACAGTTTGGAAAGAAGCGTCAGGATTGTCGTTCCAAGTAGGATTGGGAGGATCACCGGGACCAGCGCTCCTAACTTCCCAACCAGCATTTGCTGTTGTAAATTTATATTCGTTTTCAAACAAATTTTCAGCTGGATTGAGGGGCAATTCTACCTCGCTTTGCGACGGAACTATTGTCGCAGTTCCGCTTTCGACACATTCTGGCGGGGTTATTTGAGTGGGTTCAAAATAACTTGTGGGAGTCAGAAGGTTAAGTTTGTATTGTTTGTTTGGAGTAAAATGAAGAGGCTTGTCAATAATGATGGAGTTGCCCGTAACGCGATAGTCCCCGCTAGCATCAGCCCTAGGAAAATAGGAGGAATTAACACCAGAAGGTATTATTCCGGCCGCAGCTTCCTCAACCTTCAAGGTCCTCCCTGCTAAATTTCTATCATTTCTAAATTCGTCATAAATACTAATGGTATCCCCGGGCCGCATATACATTCCCTCCTGACCGGCAGTAAAAGCGACTGATTCTGTTTCAAGTATTTCACTTTTTAGTATCCAATGCCCAAACCTACTTGCCTGTGCTTCGCTGGTGCAACCAATGGACGCGGTTTCAATTTCCCTTATACCGTATCTTTGTATCCCTATCTGATCTTCTGAATAGGATATAGCGGGTTTATGCATGTTGTTCTTATCCGCGTATCTTACTATAGCTACAGTGTGCCTTGCCTTTTTCGCCGAGGAACTATAGTTAAACATTCCCTCCGCAACATTAGATGTGTTAAAGTGGTAGATGGGGTCTCTGGGTCTATCCTGAGAAACGTATATGTTACCGAAAGCGTAATACACTATGGCTCTAAAGGCCGAAGCCATATCATTTATTACCTTGTAAGCTTCCTCTCTGGAGGTAATAATGTGGTTTAGCGTGAATCTAGGTTCGACTCCTCCCTTGCCGTCAGAAACGAGAATATCGCAATATTGAGCTATTTCGTATAATGTCCATTTGTCAACAAATTGTTTGTCAATATATTCTCCCAGTCCGTACCTGTTGTTCGTTATCAGATCGTAAAAACACCAAGCAGGGTTGTTACTCCATTCTTTTTTAGCTTTAAAACAACCGTCCCAAATTTTGAGGGTACCATCCTCTTCCTTTAGATATGCTCTCTTTATCGGATCGTAGTTGTTTGGAACTCTGACTTTAAGAAGCTCCGTATCGTAGGCTCTAGAGGGAATTCTGGAAAAGAATTCTGCGCTAAACTTGGAATAGGCCATCGCACAGTAAGGATACCTTATTTTAGAATCATACATCTCCACTATGGAATCAACATAGCTTTCGTTTTGCAAATGAGTATGAACCGAATCGGGCGTAAGTCTTATTATTCTTACTTCCCAACCGTTAAAGTATTTATATTTATCGCTTGCGCTTATGTTAACCCCGGCTTTATGAGGATTGTTTATGTTATTTGTGAAATCTATATCTACGCTTCTTACGTACGGCTGCTCCACTCTGCCAAATATTACATCATCAATATCTGGTGTTTCGCTCCATGGAGGGTTCATTAAATTCTGAAGTATTGTCTTTGTGGTAACGTCTCCTTCTGTAGCTTTAAAATGTCTAGTGTCGTATACGGGACGAGTATATATTTGATAATGGATTTTCCTTGCTCGCATGTCTCCCGCTCCAAACGGATCCTGTTTGCCCCTTTTGGCTGTCTTTTCGGGTTGAGCGAAGAACCCTCGTTTCTCTTCATTTCCTTTCCATGAATCACCGTCGCCACCTATTTCGTCCCCCCAGTCATCTTGGATTTGTTCCATTAGTCTGGGAACTTTTATATTTACCCTAATCCCAACACATTCTTTATTGTTTATAATATATGTTTTAGAATTTCTATCTATAGTACCTGACAAGACAGGAGGCTGCGCAGATTTCTTTCCTAAATAATATCCCGGTTCAGTGCTTTCTATTTGCACTTTCCCATCCGAATCCGTTACTCTTTTACTTACTAATTGCAACGAAGGCCCGAATAATCTTTCTCCTATGCTTCTAAATACGCTTAATTCAAGAGGCGTTCCCCCTTTTAGGTTTTTATCGAATGCCAAATTGGAATTAAGAGCGGGCACTTGTCCTTGCGGCTTACCATCTGTCCACTCAATGTTAATTTCTTGAAAGTTATAAAATCCCTGCTTGTCCACCACCGGGGTTTCGTTCCAATAAATGGAGCGAAGGAAGCCGAGCTCCTCCGTGCAGGCCCCTAATTTGTCTACAGCTTTGTAGGGGGTGAAACTGGAACTTGTATATCCAAGATCCCCTATGTTTCCTTGGAACATGTATTCTCCGGAAACTATTCCCTGTATTCCTCCCTCACACAAAAGATCAACTACATCAATGTGAGACAGGGAAGTGTAAAGGCCGGTATCGAGTGTACCATCTACATATCTCGCTACACCTAATTCATCGAATACGGCTTGTCTCGGTTCTGCTTGATCCTTTTTGCCCATTATGGTTTTTCTGGATCTCCTTTAGGTAATTGTTCCAATAACCAAGTTTCTATCTCGCCTTTAACTCTGTTAAAGCACGTTGTATTATTGTACTTTAATACTATACCGTTAGCGTCTCTTTTTATCTTACCATTTTCATCTTTTTCAGGATCACAGTCTTTAAAATAAAATTCTAAAGTTTTCTTATAAGTCGCCGAAAGTCCATCGTATTGTTTTTGTCCTTCCGTTCTTCCATCGCTAGTGTACTCCGGCCATGGGTGTGCAAAATCGATTGATTCAGCCGCAACATCAATTTGGGTTGTGACGTAATCATCGCCGTCCCTTCTCAAAAAAGTTTTCGGTTTTGACACCCCAGCGGTACCTTCTGGGCATTGATCGGCAGTTTTAGTTGTCCATGCGGCAATACGATCACGCATTAAATTTTCGGACGCTGTTCTTGTTGTGGTGAAGACATCATTTTTGTCCTTGGTAATGAAACCGCCTGCGCCGCCGCTATCTCTATAATCTAAACCATAGTTTTCTAGACCCCAATGTTGTCCTCCTCCTACGTTTCTGACAAGATCACTGGTGTTCATTATGTTGCTATTTGACACATCGAACGTTTCGATACTAGATTGAATAACCTGACTTCCCACCACTAGTCTTCCGTATCCTATAAATACTGGACCACCTTCTCTCACGGTATTTTCCGGGCCGGAAAATATATACGAAGCCCTTCCTCCGCCCTCTATTTCCCTAAAATCCCCAAACTCCGGCATTGGAGTAAGTAGATTGGCAATGCCAGCCGCCATTAAACCCAAGCCTCCAGCGATAAGCATCATTCCCATCTGAGTTGTGGCCCCAAAAGTGAAAACCCCGAGAACTATTAGGATTATTCCTGCTATTATCGCGAATATATCCTTCGCGTCCGCACCCTCAACAATGGGTACTATGTCGATGCTTCTCAAATCTTGATATTCCCTAACTAATTCGGAGGAATTTAATCCCTCCTGAGTGTTTATGTCTTTTTCCTCATCATACAAAAAATCTTTTTCATTTATTAGCACTCTGTACTTTATATTTTTTTTGTCGTTTTTAATCAGGTTTTTGTAAAGTTTCTTGCTTTGTGATTCGAGTGCGCGCACAGCTTCGCCAACGGAAGATACGGCAAGGTTCCAAACTTCCCTACCGACTTGCTCTGCCAATACTCCGTGTAATTTAATTTCTACTAATTGATCGTTCATTTTACATACCTGTACACATCCATAAGTTTAGAGGAATAGAAAGCTCCGAAATCCTCAGTTGTGGGATATCTGTTCGCCGGGTGATGATGAATTTGCCCATTACCCAAATAAATAGCCCAATGATCATAAGTTCTTACAACCCTAGACTTGAAAATAGAAAAACATAGTATGTCATTCTTTAAGAACTCATTCCTATTGCTAGGGTAAACTTTTTTAAATTTATTATTCACCTGCAGGACTTCTTCTATTAAATTAGGGAACCTTTCATTCCAGAGAGCGTTTCTGGCCTGAAATTTTTCCGGAATAAAGGTATCAATATTCAAGTTTTCCTTTAGGTAATCTTTAACTAATACAATACAGTCAGAAACACCCCATTTGAATTCTCTGCTAAGGTTGCTCACTCCGTTTCTTTTGTAGTCGAATAGATGGAAGGCATCAAATTGAGTATTGTATAATACATAATTAAGCTCGTGCTTTTTACTGTTTTCCTTGTCGGTCTGACTAAACTCCTGATTTTCGCTAGTGTGAGAATGGTAGGTAGCTTCTATCTTTCCGTATCGAGTAGCTCTTACGTAATCCCTAGGGTCGATGGTAAAAAAACCTTCCTTACTTTCAGCTAAGTTTCTGCATCGATGTACTTTAAGGTCGAACTTGTTTTTATTGGAAGTTAAAAGCCCGCAACACTCGCTTGGAGTTTCTTCCAAGGCGTGTGCTTTTATTTCTTCTCTGGTTTCTTTTGGTAGCCTTCTCATCTTAATGTTTGGTCGAGTCTGGTGGCGTTTGGAAAGCCTCCATACTGTAATTCTCCTTCTTTAAAATCTTTATTATCGCCTATTACAGCGCTCCCTCCACGCCCCCATCTTTTCCTGCAACCTTGCAGGGTTTTTGAGCACATATCAGCTATCCAATACTCGAAGTTTGGGGGCGCGTATTTCAAATGATGACTTGCCTTGTCGATCGTGCCGGGGATTTTTTCTCTAGCCACGAAATAATATTTAATATTGTTTTTTACTACGAAAACGTAATCTCCTTTTAAATAGCTTTTTCCAGAACTCCATTCGCCCTTATTCTTAAGGGTTCTAACTCCGAGTTTAGTTTTTATATTTTCATCTGACAAGGTAGCTACTGGGGGTGCGTCGTCTAGCAGAGAAAGTTCGCTGTCTCTTATTTCGCATTTAGCTAAAAGCCTACTAGTTGTGCCGGGACCGGCTATTTTTTGGTTAGCCACATCACTAACATACAAGACGCAGGATTCACCCGATAAGTACGGATCATTAAATGTGAGTGTGTCACCTACCGCATATCCAAGCCCACCCGAAACCCAAGTGAAGGTTGGGATTCCCCCGCTGTCCGTAACTACAGAAAAAAGCGCACCCGTTCCGCTTCCAGTAGTGGATGCCTGTGCAAATGCTGAATGACTTTGGCTCGCCCCCCAAGCACCAGATGTTAATGACTTCGACCAACCAGACGAAGTCACGGATGTTTGCACTTCCGGCTTGAACGTTTCGCTTTCTTTTTGCTCGTAAAAACATCCACAGCCCCTGTAGGTAAAACCGCATTTTTTAGACAAAATAACCCTTCTTGGAAGCTTTATGCCTTCCACATCTATCAACGCGCTTAGCTCGTACTCTAAATTTATTTTGTTTTCGTTTGACTTTCTTTCTATATAGAAAATATCCCTTGGGAATTCAGCGTAAGGATCGGGTTCGTATTGATCTGGAAAATTAGATTCGTAAATACCTTGTTTTCCATCTATTTGACTAATGCTGGAGAAATTAGCTTGATCTAAATATTTGGCAAAAGTTCTGATCCTTGTCACTTTAGCGCCAACGATATCTCCGTATTTGTGTATAGCTCTCCTTAAGATAGATAAAGCTTGTATTCCTTCTTCTTTTTGCGCAGTCATTCTTAATACTGGAGTAGGCAGCGTTCCTCTGGAGCTTATGTCGAATCCTTCCGCTTGAATTGGGGCAGGAAAATATGTTTTCCCTTGCCAGATTATTAAAGAATTAAATACTTTTATATTATTGTGAAACCTTAAAATATCTTTCTCTGATGAATCAGTAGAAAAATTTATTCCCACTTGCGATCCGTCGTCAACCAAGCTAGATTGAATACCTTTGGTTGCTGTAGTCATATCTATCTCGAATAACTCCATTAAACTAGATGGGGTGAGGTTCGTAGCCTCGTACATCAGGGATTTAATTGACTTACGAGCTTGTTCTTTATCAAAAATATGATAGTCGTCAGGCATTATGTATTAACTTGAACAAATTCTGCAGATATAGTATAGTTATTATAGAACTTAAATTCACTTCTCCAACCTCTACATACAAAAAGCTTTTTGTATCCTCCGATCTTAAGGTCATTGTGAGGTTCGGGCAGATCTTCGAAGACGAACGATTCAACGCTTTTTCTACTCTTCAAAAAATGATTTATAGCTTTAGCCTCTTTAATATCTCTTAGCTCAAAAGCTAAGGATACCGTAATTAGATCGTTAAATATACCGTCTTGGAATCTTTGTTCGTATCCGTTTCCAAAAACGATATTATTTGTCCTTGGTTCGTGAGCTATTCCTATATTATAAGAAGGTTTCCAAATGAATTTAGGCTTTATTTTTTCGCCGACTCTCGTTATCCCACCCCATGCAACCGAATCTGGGGAAGGTTCTAGAGTGTTATTGTTGGATGTACTGTAGTAATAATCGGCTTTTTTGGGTATTTGAGAAGAGGTAAAACGCTCAAAAACGACAACTATATCGTCTTTTGCATATTTAGAAGTGTTGTTTCCCTCGTTTGGGTCACTCCATTCCGAAATATTGTATATACTATTTTCGTCAGCCATTTTTCCTTATACCTTTTCAAAATATTACACTAAAAAGTGTAAATATATGTAATGCTGTCAAGAATAAGGAGAGAAGGACAAAGGTTAACGGTTAATGGGACTGGAGTAAACGCTATACAAAGTTTATCTTTCGGGTATCAGTCTACCGCGCAGCCAATTACCCCTCTTGGCTTATCTCAGGTTGTTTATGCCCCAAGTGCTCCCCAAACAGCCACAATTAACACTAATTCGTTACTGGTATATGATGATTTTTTCATAAATTTTACTGGAGAAATGCCTTTTAGCGGACAGGTTGATTATAAAGACCAGAACGTGAAGTTTACCGAAGCTTACCTTTCTTCATATTCTTCCTCCTGCTCGATAGGGGAAATACCGTCCATAGGTATGCAGGCGGACATTTTCGGGGAACTGGGAACCGGAAGTTTCTTTGATTTCGGAGCTACAACTCCTCATGATGAGGAATTAAAGATAGCTGGATATAACTCGATTGATATTAGTTTGGATGAGTTCTCTTCGAACAGGGTAAATAGTTACTCTTTGGATATTGGGGTTCCTAGGTCTCCCGTATACGCTTTTAACGACAGAACTCCCTCGGAGGTTGTATCCAATTCTCCGTTGTCCGTGTCTTTAAATTTTAATATTGAACCTGATGATTATAAAATAAAGAATATGAGATTCGTGCCAGAAGAAACCGTTTTTAGGAACGTCAGGGTAAGGGTTAATAAGAATAATTCGACAGAAAAAATTCAAGATTATCTTTTTAATAATCTTCTTTTAGTTTCAGAACAATACAGCGCAGACAATAATGGCAATGTAGGAATACAAATGAGCCTACAAGGAACAATTTTGAGATAGGTGTAATTTGTAAGATGGCTTCGATTCGTTACGACAAAATCCCCTTAATTCTGGAATACGATGGTAGAACAGAAAAGGTATTGGCGTATGACTGTTCGTTAAACGAAGAGGCTACTCTTCAGCCTGCTTACTCCATAGGGAAACAGGGGATAGCTGAGCAGACTCCTGCGGGAGCCAGAAAAGCTAGCGTTTCTTTTTCTTACACTCCGGTATTAACGGGATATGCGACAGTAGGGAATGAATTCAACATAATAAACGAAGCCGCAAGAAAACAAAAAATACTGAAAGGAACTCAAGCAACGGAAGTTGCTATAAGGTTTGGAGGAATTAGTGGAGAAGGGTTGTTGGAGTCTTATTCTGTTTCTCTCGAACCTTACGCTCCGGTTACCTGCAATGTTAATTTTCTATTACTTGGTTCAGGGGAGAATATTCCCGTAAGCGGAGAATTAATATCGCAAGATCAAGCACATAAGCAGGCGGATTTAGCGTCAGACGTTGGCCATACGGCTTACTCTGATTTTATGGCGGGAGAATCTCCGGCCACTATAACTAGCGATAACCAAACGGGTGTTTTGACTTCCGTAAACTATTCTATAAATTTTAATTACGAACCAGTTTACAAGCTTGGGCAGGAATTTCCGTCCACTTTTCTCTACCATTCAGCAAATGAACGAGCCGAGATAAGCGAAAACACTTTCGAAACAGGAATAGCGTTTACAGGTAAAGCAGAAAATTTTGATTTGGAAATAAAAAGCTTGGATAATAAAACAGCAATGAGGATAAGAATGACGAGGCCGATAGTAAAGGATTCAAGGTTAAGTATCTCTGCCGGAGACATAGCGAACACCTCCAAAACACTCAACAGTTTTTACTAATGATTTTCGCCGCTAAAAATACGAAATTAAAACTTAATGAAGTTGATATCCTAGCTTCTCAATGCACGCTTGACGTTGCTACTTCCATTAACCCTAGATACGATGCTGGAGATAGACATACAAGAACGTATTTCGCGGATAATGGGTTAGGCTCAAGTCTTACGTTCACTCATTACCTTACGGGAAGTTTGGATAAGATAAAAACTTTCATTTCAGAGCAGGGAGAGTTGATCGGCTCTGATAATCGCAGCAACGAAGGGCAAATCATATCGGGAAGCTTTGGGGGATTGACCTTCACAAGTGGATATCTCGCGAGCTATACAATAAGGTTCGAACCGAATAGACCTGTTACGGCTAATTCGACAGTAGTTTTTTATGATGATTTAGACGGTGAATTCACCCAAAACATAGAACCTGTCGAAGAAGAATCCATTCTTAATTGTAAAAACATAACTTTCGAAAATACATCAACAGAAGAAATAGGAGAGATTAATGATTTTATTTCAGCTTCTTATAATTATACCTCTGATGTAAGACCGGTGTACTCTGCAGGAAATACTGTTCCCGATAGGATATCTTTCGGAAGAAAGAGTGTCGCGATGGGAATTCAGGTAGATAATCCCACGGGGTATCTGCATTACAACGGAATTACAGCTAACTTTAAGATAAACCTATCTAATCACGAAGGAAATGAAAGTGTAGAAAATTTTACGTGCTTCGGAACATTGCAATCCAGAGCGATACAGGCTAGAGCAGGAGATAGGGTAAATCATCAATTGGCTGTAGTTTCTCACAAACATACCGTTCTAGCAAAGATCTTTGGTATTACTCCAACCACGAGACCCGATATTAATGAGGGGATTTATCCCCCTCTGAACCTAAATTAATATGCCAGTATTTTATCCAAATTCAGGTTTTTATATTAGCGGGGAAAATTTAGACTCTGTAAGTAAGGTTAGATGGGGAGACGTAGATATAGGAAGGGAGAAGATTCTGATAGATGGAACTACGGGGATAAGTGGGGTAATGCCTCCGAACGCTCAAACGGATATTGTTTTTTTTGTAGAGTCTGACGGTACGGTTACTTCGTTGGGGGAACAGCAAGTAAGGTTAAAGGAGGTAGACCAGATAACTGTAGGCTCTCTGAATGTAACCTCCGGAAATGCAAATGATATAGTACCTGTAACTGGGAAAAATTTCTATAGAGTAACTAATGTAAAGTTTGGAAATTCCGAAGCTAATTTCTTCTTAAATTCTCCTAGTGAAATAGAAGCGATTGTTCCTTTTGGTGCTGAGTATGGTAGTGTAACGGTTTATTCTTCTGTGAGGTCAGGAGAAGATGATGTTTATGGAGAGAAAACATTCTATAATAGCGGAGCATCCCCGAACAGTTTTACTACGCTGTCAGAAATAACTTCCATAAATCCAAATCAACAAATTTTTGGTGAAAGCATAACTATTTCAGGGAATAGCTTGAGCTCTGTTACAGGAGTTAGGTTTCCTGACTCCAACATCGTTAATCCCGCTTCTCAAGTCTCAAATAATTCCTTTACTGTAGAAGTTCCTACTGGGAAAACTAGAGGAGCGTTGACATTGCTTCTAGAGGGGGGGCTGTCCAAGACTCCATCTAGCACGAGTAATACATTCAGTCATATAGCTCTCATAGATAACGTGCCGTCGGTGGTAGTTGGGGGCAACCAGATACTTTTACAAGGAAGAAATTTCCACACCGGGCTTCTTTTTAATCAGGGGAATAGTTTAGTGAAGGTAGACTTTAGCGGGGTAACTGTTTCCGGATTTAAGGTTATAAGCCCAACGCTTATAGAGGGTAAGGTTCCTTCGAATTTAGAAACAGGTGAAACTTTATTGTCTCTTTTCGACGAAATAGGGGGAATATACCCCTCAGGTAAGACGATAACGGTAAGTGGGAATTTGCCTGTCATAAATAAAGTGAGACCAGATTACGGAATCACCGGAACTATTGTTAATATAGAAGGAAGAAATTTAATTGGAATAAAAAGCGTTACTTTAACTAGCGAAAAGGATTCAGGTAACTTTGCAAAAATAACAGGATCGAGTATTACAGATTCTTCATTGGGAGACTTTACGCAGGTTGCTATACCTACAGGATTGCAGTCCGGCTATAGTTCCGGAGAGGGTCGTTTCGCTTTAAATGTGGAGGTTAGCGGTTCATTTGGAGTTTCGAATAAATTAAGTAGTGGGTATTTGATTATAGGAAGACCCGTTATCGAACAAGTTTCCGGGGGTGTTGATGCTACTCGTCAGCCAAGAGAGTCTGGAGCTTTGTCCGGAATCAATTTGCTTCGAGAATCTCGAGTGCAGATGTTTGATTCCGTCGACGAAAGCAGCATGGGTTTCGTTTCAGTTAGAAATACTTTTATAAACGCAAGCGGAGATTATGAAAAAGTTTCGTTTCTTTTTCCAGAGTCTTTCTCTTCGACTGGGGTAAAGTTAAAGGTGTCAAACTTGGGAGGAGTAAGTAATTTCTCCGACTCAATCCCCGTCTTTAAAGAGCCGGAGATTTCAGGTTTCGCTCCCGCTTCTGGCGTAGCAGGTACATCTGTTTTGGTAAGCGGTTACTTTAGTGGATTGAAGGAAGATACGGTAAAGGTAGGGACCGTTAACGTAAGCAATTTAATTTTTAATGAAAATACTGGTTTATCATTCGATTTTCCTCCTAATGCTACATCTGATTTTATTAATGTGGAAACAAGTGGAGGGACAGCGCAGTCTAAAACTAGATTTTCGTTACAGCCCGATATTCCTATAATAACAGGCTTTGATCCTGACGCGAATTCGCCTTTGGATTATTCTGTTTTCTCTAAGAATCAAAAGATAGATATACTGGGAAGCAATCTTGGCTTGGTTAATCAGGTACTTTTCTATGATAAAAACGGATTTGATACTCTCTTGACTTCTCCGGACTTTTCATTTCGATCTTCCAATAAGATTTCTGTTTTTCTGAAAGATACAGCAGCCAGCGAAGATGTTAACAATTTATATTTAAGTGGTAACGGTGGAAAGATAAGGTTGCAGGATAGGTTTTCTAGGCGTGTCACGGGTAGTCAACAGTTCAGGATAGCTGAGTTCTCTGGGACTTCTAGCAGCTACGCTGCTTTCGGCGAGGAATTATCTTTTAGTGGAAAGTTTTTCTCAGGACTAAATGCAACATTTAAAGACGAAAGCGGGATTAACGTACCCGGAGAGTATCAATCAACCACAACGATTTCGAATACTGGGTATACTTTCAGCACAAAGGTACCGAGGGATATTGTTGGTTCGGAGATTTTAATTTCAGGAAACAATAACAAATCTATACATACGACCACTGGTCAGTTTTTTCCTTTGCCTACTATCACTGGAGTTAGTGGAGTTAGCGATTTTTCTTTCGGGATTGGGGATAATTTTCAAGTCACGGGCGTAAATTCTTTCGGTGGTTTTCAGTCGGGTGATGCAGTTGTTGGAATAACGGGAGACGGCGAGCACTCTTTCTTTGGTATTAATTCTTTTTCCAGAGCGATTGATTCTAGTGGGGAAAAAGTGTCAGTTTTTGATTTGAATGTGGGAGATAATTTCACTGGAAGCGGGCAGCTATTTATTATGAGTCCTTGGGAGGATTACAACTCAACGAACTTTAGTTTCCCTTCCTCCAAAACCAATGAAAATATCAATAAAATTTTAACCGATGATTTTTATACTATTGTTTACCCTCAACCTATTATTACGGGTATAGCAACAGGCAATAAATTCAATGAAAGAATATCTGGTTTTATAAGCGGAAATAATCTTTCTCCTGTCACCGGCGTATTCTTTTCTGGTTCAGGAAGCGGAGTATTGCATCAGGCATCAAGTTTTAAAGCTTCATCTAATACTTTATTGCAGTTTGCTCCGCCTTTTGGGGCTTACGGAGCGATAGGAGACGGATCTACCGGTTCCGCTCTAACGGGTTCGGGGTATTTGATTGTTAAATCTCCGCAAGGAGATGTAACAAGTGAAGATTCTTTTGGGCAAATAGAACTTATTCAGCCAGTTTCTTTTGACAGCTTTAGCCCTCTGGAGGGTATAACCGGCTCAGATGTTTATTTAATTGATAATCTTACCGCAGGTCTTGGGGGGTCATTGCTGCATACTTCTAAGGTTACTTTCGAAACTGTGGATCATGCTGGAGAGGCCGATTTTGTTATTGACTCACGAGCAAGAGTTACCGCTACCGTTCCTCAGTTTTCGATAGCAGAAGGCCAAGACGCTTTAATAACTATTCATGGGGTTCTTACTGATAAAGTAACGTCGGCAAACGTTCTGTCTTATTATCATCCCGATAACGATAGGTTTACGGTAGTTCATGATTCTCCGACAGTTCAGTTTAATGTTTTAAGCGGTAGGGTTGCTCCAGAGGTGGGGTCAAGTAGGTCGGCAATATTTACAATAGTAGAGAGCATAGACGGAATTGATTATTACGTGACGAAGATGATTAATCCGGATGGCAAAGAGGTAATCATTAATACTGAAACAACATAAAAATAACCACCGACTTTCGCCGGTGGTTAAAATGAGCTTTTGTTTCTACTACTCTCTCAGCTAGGAAGCCTGAAACCTACTGCATAATTAGAGATAGTGTTAGTTTTGTAACCACTTAATTCTAAGACGAAGTCATTTCGGACTTCTCTTTCCTTTTCGAATTAAGTATTTTATGTTATGCGGGGTTTGTACTTACTCTTTCTCGGGTTAGGACCCCTACCTACCGTTTATTTGAGAGGAGTGAAAAATGTTTTCGCTTTCTTTTATTTTAGCCCATTGTTTGCTTTTATCAAACGTCCAGAAATCGATATCCGCTAAGTACTTTGCGTATACGACATGGTTCTTAGCTCCGGTTCGGTCGGCATTTTCGGCTTTATTACAATGTTCACAGGTAAAGGTGTTGGTTTTCTTATCTCTTGAACTGTTTGCCTTACTCAAGTCCAACCAGCCGCAATGTATGCATCTCCGAGAAGTATAATAACTCGGAGCGAGAATATAGGGAACCTTTCTTTCGATGCATTTATCAACAAACAGTTGCTTCAGTTTGTCTTGACCGAAAGTACCGAGCTCCTCTCCCATAGCGACAGTGTCAATCGCCAAACCGTAAGATTTTGATACTGCGTAATCTAGAATTGAATCTATAATTCCTCTTTCTTTACCGGGAAACCGAGAAGTTTCTATAAGATTCATATGTTTTTCGTGGAGTTTTTGAATCTCCAGCCTTACGGGTGTCCGTTGCTTGGATCGAACTTCTCTTTCTGAAATCTTTTTGTGAACCTTAACGATCTTGTTTAAAGATTCAATATGTTTTTCGAGAGCCGAGATAACTGGGTATGATTTTTTGGATATTTTTTCCTGCCCGAAGACATCTTCAGAAAAGTATATCCAATTTTCATTAGACTTATTAAAATCCAACCCGATAAAACCTTTTGGATAATAATCAAATTCAACCGGAACATCGACGCTTGCCACTATTCTGTCAGGTTTGCCTTCCTTGCCGAATACAATTGTCCCCCCAAACTTTTTTTCGATATTTACGTGTTCAATGTATTTTAAGGCGTTGTTTTGAATCCCCTTACACTTGGAGGATTTTCTGTACCTGACAATGGATTTGGTTCCATCTAGGTTTTTTACTTTCAGCTTTCCATTAATTTTATTTTTATAAAACTCGAAGAAACCATCTCCCATTACTAGATTATCACTTCTTACGGCGATAAAATTGGGAAGTTTACCCTTGTTTCTTTTCTTGTAGCCTTTGTATTTTCTCAACTGTCCGGCAGTAAACATTCTTAACTGTGTCGTAACCTTAGATTTTTCATAAGGAGAAAAAATATCAGACATGAATTCTTTCATGAAATTAGACGTAGTTAACTTCTCTCCATCAGGGAGAGCTTCTCTGTGGATGTAGACATCGTTAAATGATCCATTGATATTAATTAAAATATTGTCTCTTATTAGAGACGATATTCTTTCGTTGATCTGGATCATCAGGGGGTGAGTCTGCTTCCTGAGATTAGAAAGCCCGTTCTTGTCGGCGATAATTAGTTTTATCGCCTTTTTTACATTAATTGTCATAATAATAGTGACTCTAAAACCCTTTCTCTATGCGAGAACCGTTCTCAATTGAAACGATTTCAAAGTTTCACTGGGGTTATTATGACCGAAGAAAAGATTTTGTCTAATCTTTTTTAAATTCTGCTTTCTTTGTTCCTCTCCAATCGGGAAATTCAGTTCTTCCAAAGCCGGGACCATAAGCTGTGAGAAGGTGAACGGTCGAACCATGTTTGACAAATACTTGCCCCCAATCTTCAAATTTTAATCCGGGAATATCCATTTCGCTAACATTCATATACACGCCGTTAGAGATTAAAATGTGATCGTTGTCTCCGGCATCCATACATCTTTGCGCCATATTGATGCCGTGACCACTGACGTTGGGGTTATTATTTATGTCTCTTACGGGTACAACTGGACCCGTATAAAGACCATTCCTTAAGCCTATGTCTTTGCTTTTATAGCATTTCTTACCTACGTCGACAGCACATTTGAAAGCGGCATGAACGCTATTGAAAAATACGAGAGCCATTCCGTCTCCGGTTGGAAGAATAATCAGTTTCCCTTGTCTTTGTGCTTGTTGGTAGCCTTGTGTTCCCTTGACGATAGCTATAAGGTCGTCCATCACTTTCTTCTGCATGGGGGTACTCTTCTTTGAGTACCCCACAATATCCATGAAGTATGTGTAAGATTCACAAGGGCTATCATATGTAATAGAGTCACCCTTGCAGGTAAATGGATCCTCTCCCCATTTCCATTTAATGACCCTAGATCTTTTTAAGCGCTCTTCTTCTTCTTTAGCTTTATCGGCGGCTTCTTTTATGAGGGCATTTCTTTCTTCATGTTCTTTCTTCGACGCTTCTTCCCTTGCCTGCCTGTCGGATTTAGATTCTGTCATTTTGCCCCAGAGACTGGTGGGAGCCTTTTTAGAGTCTTGGAATTCCATGGACTTGTGTTCTTTAGGTTGATTGCTCCCTACTTGCACAGTAGACGTGATGCTTGGTTGTTTTTTGTAGTTTCTGTTGAGGTTCTTTTTACATCCTTTTAGTTTTAGATAATCAAGAAATTCTTCGCTTCCATTATCCGAAGCGATCTCGTAGGGGTTCAACTGGCCATCATGACATGACCCGTTAGGGTTGGCCTTGTGTTCAAACAGTATCTCACAGATATCTTTGTTTCCTAGTTCGACTGCGTAGTGAAGAGGCATCCAGCCTCTGTTGTCTCTTCCGTTTATTTTGACGCTTTCATCTTCAATAAGAGATTCTATTTCGTCTAGGTCCTCCATTTGAACAGCTTGATGGAGATTCATTTCGTTTCCGTAAAACTTACCTCCTTTTTTCTTAAAATTTGCTAATATCTTGGTTCGGTTAGGTCCTTCGGCTACGTCCATAG